ATTTTTTCAAGTTCTTCTGACGTTCTTTCTGTGCTTTCTCATCCGCTTTAGTAACTTTATTGATAGCATCTATTTCCGCTTCTGCTTCTTGCTGGGAAAGGTCCGCTTTCAATTTCTGTAACTGCTCTGCAATCTTTGCCCTATCCTCTGCACTCAAATTTTCGTTTCGAAGTTCCAACTCCAACGCATCAATTGCAGCTTCGGTTGTTTTACGTACATAATCTAATTTTAACTGATACTCAAGTTCTGCATACTCTTGCTGGGTTATTTCCTTAGAAGCTAACTGTTTTTTAAGAGCAAGCGTATCCATAACATATGCAGCATCCCGGATTTCCTGCTCATGCGCTGCATTCTCTGCAATTAACTGCACCTGATCGGATGCATGTCTTTCGTTAAGTTCTTGTTTCTTTTTTGCATATTTTTCGTCAATGAGAAAAACATCTTCACCTGTTTTCTCCGCTGCATCAATTTCTGCTTCACGTTGCAACTCCAACTGGTGCAATTTCAAATCAAGTTCTTCTTGGGACCCCTTTTTTACAACAGCAAGAGCGTTCTCAACATCTTTCTTTTCACGGTCAGAATTATACTTAATAGAGAATTCATCTAATTTATCCTGCATTTCTTTCGCCAAATTCTGACGAATAGCAATTTCTTCTTTACTATAACCCTTAACAGCAGCAATCTTCTTTGAGTACGCTAAACCAATTTTAGCAAGTTCCTTTTCTAAGCCTTCATCCATGAGGGCGAGTTCAGATTCTTGATAAGTTTCTTTAATCTTTTGTTTTTCCTTAGCAGCTTTCTCCAGTTCACGTTTTTCTTTATCTGTGAGAGGTTTGTTAAATGTACTTCCCATATTTTCCTCTTGATAATCATTGGTAATACCTTTGATTTGCTCCATTTTTTCTTTCAACCCAGCAACATATGCAGTTTGCTCTTCAACAAGCTTGAAAGACTCAGCTATGTCTTTTTTCATCTGATTAGTAGTTTTTTGAAGCCCTAGGCCTTGTTTCAATAAACTACGATTATTATACTCACTCCACTGCTTTTGGTTTCGTTTAGTATAAAGTTGCAATCTAGCTTCTTCTTGTGATAAAGTTCTTTCCAATATTTTAAGTTGTTCTCCTCTAGCTTTCTCAAAAGCTTCTGCACCGTCAACTCCCTCTTTTCTATATTTCAAAGCGACCCTATCAATACTTTCCTCCTTAGATTTAACCCATTCCTTATCCAATTTAGCAGCTTCTTGACCGTTACGAGCTGCATTGGCTAATCTTTCTTCACCAAGCTCTTCAGCAGTAGCAATAACAGCACGCATAGAACGAACAAGTTCAGTAAATTCATTTATAATTCCAGATAAAACGCCAGTATTCTTTCCCAAAGAAATCATGAGAGCTTCCCAAGCAGAACTTAAACTGGCAATTGCTCCCTTTGCATTATCTTCCATAGTATGAGCCATGTTCCCTAATTCACTCTCAACACCTGTAATCTGGTCACGCAAAGGAACTATTTTATCGGCAGCAGTTAAAAAAGCGTTGAAAGCAGCGACACTTCGTTTATCTGTCATTTCAAGAGTACTATTCAAATCTACTCCCTGCTCTTTCAATTTTTGCAATCCAGCGACCAATTCAGGTAATGTTCTCACCGGACCACCTAACGACTTGGCAAGTACCCCGTTTGTATCGGCTAAATTTAGAAGAATATTACGAGTAGCAGTAGCAGACATTGAAGCATCAAATCCTGCATCTGCCAACTTACCAACCAATGCTAAAGTATCTTCAATAGAGAAATTAAACGCTTTAGCTACTGGCCCCACGATTGGAAGTGCAGTAGCAAGATATGAAAAAGACAATGCACTCTTTGTTGTCGCAACAGCCATTGCAGATACATAGCGTTCAGTCTCACGGGTATCAGCATTAAACATTCTTAATGCAGCTCCTGTCAACGAAGCAGCCTCTCCCAACTCTGCACCGGTAGCTTGAGCAAAACGTAAAACAGATTCTGTTGCATCTAATATTTCTTTTCTTGTAAAACCTAATTTCGCTAATTCAATCTGCAATTCGGTAGCTTCAGAAGCTGTATATTTAGTTGTAGCTCCCAACCTTTTAGCATCAAGAGTTAATTCTTTTATTTGGTCTGATGTGGTACCGAGTATTGCAGCAAGCCGGCTATTAGCAAATTCAAATTCAACAACACTACCTACACCCTCACGAAGTTTAGTGAAAAGAGCAACGACACCACTTACAACAGCTTGCGCACCTATATATCCAGCAGCCCATCCTTTCAATCCGGCACTAACTTTACTTAATCCAGGAGCCATCTCCGTTTTAAGCATCCTTCCTGCATTCTGGGCAATAATACCCATATTCTGCATGGACTTATTACCGTTCTGTATTTCAATCCATGCCGCCTTTACTTCTTCCCGATATGCACCGATGGTCATTTTCTGTTGACTATATCGATCGGAATTTCGCTTTATGTAATCGGTATTGATTCCGATTGTAGAATTAAGACGGGCAAGCGTACGAATATAATTCTCATCAGTATCTTTCAGTAAATCAACAGCCTTTTGAAGCTGCTTATTCATTTCCTTTGCCTGGGAACGACTGTGTACTTCCTGATTAGTTAGTATTATTGCCGACCGGATAATCTTTAAACGTTCTTCTTCAGATAGAACAGCTTTCTTACGAGTAGTATTACCGACATTCTGCGCTTTTGTCAAGTTAGCTTCCGCTTTAGCTGCTTTTTCCAAGGACACAGCATTATCTTGATTAGCCTTAGTGAGTTTCTTTAATTCAGCAGAAGACAGTTTTTCTACATTTAACTTTTCCTCTATCCTCTTGCTTACGGCTTGGGTTATTTCAGACTGTTTTCTAAGAGCCTCTGTTAATTCGTTAGATGCAGAACCTGCAACTTTAACTTGAGTTTTATAAATGTTACCTAACTTCTCCAAGTCAGCGATGCCGTCCACATTTATCTTTAGACCTTTTGCAAGCTCAATAGCTGCATTTTTATAAGTTTCCCTTACTTTACCAATAGTATTATCAAGTTCAATCAACTTTTGAATCTCACTATCTTCAACGAAATCTTTTAATTTTAAATCTGCCATAATTACAGGTAATGTCTATATTCAACAATCTTTCCTTTTATCTCAACTCCAAGTTTATCAAAAGCATAGGTACCATCTTCTTTCTGATAAACGACATACATGCAGCCATCTAAGACAGCTGCTTTCTTTGCAAGATCACTGATACGTTCCAGTTCACTCTGCATCTTTTTTGTTTCACAACCACAAGCCATTTTCTACCGATATCCACATTCTGAAAAGAAACGTTCCATCCAGGGACGGAGATACATAATATTAAAGTACTCTTTAGCTGTATCACCAATGCCTAAAATCTGCTCACCGTATTTCTTCTCAATAGAACTACCGTCCGTAAATCCTTTCGTTGAGAATCGAAGCCCGGAATCAATTCTATCGGCAGTTATGCTATCATAGAAAGTACCAGTAATAAAGAGGTTAGGTACCTCAACCGGACGCGGTGGCAAATAAAGCATCTCACTTCTAAGAGGTGGAGTTATCCTCTCCTTCCATCGTTTATATTGTTCCGCACGGTTCTGCCAGGGACCGGGCTCGTTAAAATAGGTGTCAGTATCATAATCAGGATTCAATAGATGTTCAGTACCGTCCAGACCGGAATATAATTGCTCCTGAATGCAATCAACGAGCACATTCTTATGTTCTTCCATACACCTAATACATTCCTCTTCAAACCCGGATGCAATGGAATGAATAACTCTATGTAATTCATCAAAATCTGCCATACAGTAAAAATATAACGGGCCGGGCTGTAATCACACCCCAGCCCGTCGGTTACTTAGTTATCGCATCGTACACTTCCGAGAGCTTCTTCTTGCGGTCAGCTTCCTTCAGTTCCTGCCACACGACTTTAATGTGCGCATTAATAAACTCTTCCTTCGTCATGCCCTTCACAGCAACCTCGACGAACGTAACATTATCTACCTTCATGACACCTGCTCGATACCTCTGATTCCTTTTTCATACAATACAGAAGGAGCTTTCAACGAAGGAACCGCCCCGGCTTTAGGAACAATGGTAATGATACCATCCGAATATGTAGCAGAAGTTACGTTATTCATAACTTCAGCAGCACCATCAGCAATAAGACTGCCAAATTCTTCTGTACGGTCATAACCACCAACAACTTCAACTATTTTGTAAGTATTTTCGGCCTCCAACTTTTGAAACACAACATCAACCAAGCCTTTAACGAAATTCTTGGGATTGAAGTCTAACTGCACGTAGTCAAAGTGCAATTGGCTGTCTTCCACATCTTCATGTGAAAAACTAACAGTCATCGCAGACTTAGCACTACTGGTCGGGTACTGTGTCACGGTCGGGTAAACAGTAGACATCGGAATACCGGCAAGGATATCAGTGTCATCATTATAACCGATCAACATATTATCCTGATTCCAAAAGTAAACGTCCCATCCTTTATTGGCACATTTCAGAAGCTGGGCATTCAAAACCTCATCAAATTTCTTCAAAGTGAAGGTGTCTGTTTGAGCGCTAAGCCCGTTGTATTCACTTGCACCGTACCCTACAGGATTAACTTGAGGCTCTCCACCATTCTTGGCATACTCCAGGAATGGCAAAATAGGGTAAATACGCCCGGGACGGTCTGCATGGCACAATTCGAGCAACTTCTCACCTGTTATATCAGCAGGGAGTTTGACACCATGTTCTGTCAAGATAGCACCTTTGACCTTTTTCCAGTCAATGCTACAAGCAGAACTACCAGTGTTCATCCGGGAACCCTTACACGTTCTAATCTTTCTCATTTTCTTCTACAATTAAGATTATTAATTTTTATTTCCATCGAGCGTATATTTATGGCATCAATCGGCTCGCTCACAGCCTCACCGGAATCTGTATAGGCTCCGTATCTGCCATATGAATAGTTTTCTGAATAACTATGTTTCACTTTTTCGTCATAGTCGCAGTCGAACCGAGAATCTTCATATAATACTTCCAATAAACGTTTATAGATTGGCCGAAGGATATTTTTAAAAGATGTGGTTCTGCGCATCTCATTGCTCCACTCTTTACAAGAAGAACATGCTATAATTAACGAAACCTTTGCTTTTGAAAAATAATCCGCATCACCTCTATCCTCACTAATTGGAGTGAATAGTGCAACCAATGGAAACTTCCTTTCAGACTGGGCAGAAGACTTACTGTATTCATCTAAAATATCTTTGATATATTGACTGCTACCGAAGATGTAATTCAACCTTGGGGACTTCATAACTTTAGTTCCCCCTTTCCCATTTGGATAGAGAATTTCAAGCCCTTCTGGAAGTTCCTTTACAATCTCCTCAAACAGTTCTGTTATATCTAAATCTATCATAAATTGAAAGCATTAATTGGGGTCAAAAGATTCTTGGTTATTTTCACATCGAAAGGACAATCATTCGACATAGCCCATTCAACAAACTGTTTATTCTTCTCTACCATGCTATTCCATGTGCTTACTTGTCTCTTCAAAGGAGCTATATATTCATTAGCACATTTCAAACGGACAAGCCCGGTTATTGTAGCCTGGGTGTTTGCGTCACGAAGAATATGATAAAAGACATAGTCAGCGAACGGTTCACACAGCTTCTCGCATAATACTGCATATCCGGACTGGGGGGCTTCCTTCTCTTCTGAAATATCAACTTCATCTGAAGAATCTTCCTTTTCCCGTTCAATAAGCTCCAAATAATCTGTGATAGCTTGGGAAAGAGTCACACCAACAACATTCCGGAGAAATTCGGGCTGAAATGCCTTAATATACCCATTTATCACCTCATTCACAGCAAGAGATTGGGGCGAAGGCATTTCAGCGACCGAAACATTCTCAATATGCCTGGGACCTGACATAAAATATGAAACATCAATCAACATAGCGATAGTTATTTAGAAGTCTTGCCTTTCCCGGTTTTCTTTTCATCTTCTACGGAAACGGCTTTATCATCTGTAACAGTTACCTCCTTGGCATCTTCCTCTTGCAAATCTTTTGAATCGGCAACCGGAAGATTCTTTTCATCAGAAGGCACCTGTACTTCAAGTTCTGCAATGCGAGCTTTCATTGTTTCACGCTCTTCTGTCAGTTCAACAATTGTCTTATCTTTCTCTGCAATGGATGCAGTAAGCCTGCCAATCTCTTCATTTTTTTCTGCAAGCATACATTCCAATGTCTTTCGGGCATCTTCTTCTGTAACAAGACCACATTCGGAAATAGGGATGAGTTGAATCATCCCTCTATTAATCCGAATGCGTTGCTCTTTAAGCACATTGGTTACATCCTTATCGTTACCTCTAAGTATGTAATCCATAATCCTACGCTTTAGTTATTGCAGTCTTCAATGCGGCCAAATCCCCATAAGCGAAAGCCCACGGCATATAAATCGGGAAGATAACTTCTTCTTGTGCCATCAGCACAACCTCATTGCAAAGCTTGGTCTCCACATCTTCAGCCCATTCAAGTGTCAAAGTGGTATAATCAACCAAATTTGCGGCTTGGTTAAAGTCACCTAAAAGATACTTACCTGGAAGAATACCACCATACTCGATAATCGGACGACCGGCAATATATTTCACCCCATCAACCATTTTAACGATACCAAGATTACGTCCTGTCGTATCTTTTTCTGATTCCATACCGTTAACAGTCATTGGATTAAGAATAATAGCATTCGGAAAATACTGGGCATATGTCATTGCGGCGAAAGCTGTTTTCACTACATCTTCAGAGTTGGGTTCCTCAATGTTCTTAAAGCCGGCTTCATGAACACTGAATGTCATTTTATCCGTAGCCGTTTCAGCACCGGAGAACGCGACACCAGGAATAAGGATACGACCATCTTCCATTTTCACAAGAGCGTGTGTTTTGTTCAGTTCTGTAAGAACAGCGGCACCAGCGAACGTGATACTCATTCCATCAAGAATCAAATCCTGTGGTTCTGCAAACTCTACAATCACATCCTTATCACCGTTATATCCGGTAATAGCTTTTACAGCACCGGCGGCACCTGTAACAATGGCTGTACTGATAATCTTCTCTACAGAAGTCACCCCAGTATTATTAATAATACCAAGCAAATTCTCACCATTACCGTCACCAAACAAGATGTTCCAGTCTTCTGCCATCCAAACAGCTTCAGGAAGCATGTTCAAGATGTAGGAACGAATGTACACTCTTGATTTCAACATACGTTTTGAGATACGGATATGAGTACCAAGGCGCTTAGTTCCTGTCTGTATCTCTTTTACCTTGATGCTTGATTCAGGCAAACGCCCATTCTCTGTTACAAAACGGGCATTGCGGTTGAAAGCATATACTTGTGCATAGGCAAGTTGAGGGTATGCAGGATCAGCAGTCAACGTCGTTAATACATCACGCATATGCAACTTTTTGTTGGCAACCTGAGTCACAACACGTTTCTGTTGTTGAGTAATCAACAAATCACCGGTGTAATTGTCAGTCATGGAAACGACATCTTTCAAGGAGAAGCCGTCAAATTCTCCTGATTTGCGTGTTTTTCCTTCTGCGAAATCTCTGAATTTTTCAGAATCAAGCATCTCGTTCAACTTCTCATCGAACTTGTTGATAGTATCCATAGAAAGACCTTTCTGCTTCATTTTCTCGATACTTTCACCTAGAGTTTTAACTTGTTCTACAAGTTGCTCGTTGTCCTTTACCAATTGCTGGAACTTTTCTCCATCATAGGCTTTCAATAGATTATTGATGTCACCAAACTGTTTCGTTACCTCCTCCGGTGAGGCAAATCCTTCAAGTGACTTGTTAACTACTTCACACATCATGCCGACAATGTTTTCCATGAAAGTTTTCTGTTCTGCCGGCAGACCGTCTGTTTTCAGATTAAAATCTGATACTGTAAATTTTTTAGGCATAAAATTTAAATTTTAAGTTATTTATTCTCGAAACAGCTATTCAAACTCTTGAAATCGAGTAAAGTGCCATTATCAGCGGCTTTAATCGTTACTTCATCGTTCCCATTTTCCCCGTCATTCTTTTCTTGAGTGTCAACAGACGGCTCATTTTTTCCGGTGGTATTTTCAGAAGTGTTTTGCAGAATAGCATTCGAACGATATACTTTTCCCCAACAGTGGGGACATCTTACATAATTCATAAGGTCTTGTAGACCCTTTTGAGTAAATTCTTTCTTTTCTGATTTGACAGAATCAATAAGAGAAATTACTTGGGTTCTAATCTCCGGAGTGAGCTTCTCCATTTCTTCCCTTACAATGTCCTGTGTTATCCATCTCTGATAATCAGCAGCATAATCTAATACCTGTTGGGCAAAGGTATGCTCTGTTTCTGCATCATAATCAAATTGATAACCACAATGAGGACATGAGACAACGGCACCACCGTTGAGGCTCTTCAGTAATAAACTTAATTCCATATCGTATCCTTTTAAACGTTCATCACTATATCCATGCTGCAAGAACGCTTTCCGGACGAAATCAACAGCTTCCTTTACCTGGTCAGCAGTAGCAGACTTGATATTCACAAGGAACGTCTGTGGATTACTCCCCCAACTTGTCAATGTTGAATATTCCATCATACGCCATTCAAGCACCTTACAAGGATCGATAGAATCCCTTTTGATGGCTTTTACTCCGATAGAGTGTTCTAGGGTTCTTCCATTCTCTGCAAACAGCTTATAATCAGCTAACGTATCACGGCCAATCTGTTTTTCAAGATTTAACTGACCGACCATAACCAAATTACCTTCTGTTTCCTTACCACTCAACGGAACACCTAACAACTGGTCTGTACGATGATTCAGGAACCAACGCATCCGACCAATATTTTCTTTCAATGTCTTATTGAATGAGCCGGGCATAGATATGTCATTTTGTGAGTCCTTCACACCGATACCGTTCACCGCAACGGTAACGATACCCTTCTCATCAACATCATTTGCCTTTGTCTTGTACTGAAGGCTTTTGATTTTCTCTTCCATCTTTTTCATCTCCACTTTTAGTGTTAAAAACTCGATTTACTTTATCCAGTTCCTCATCTGACATATCAAATTTCAATTTGTCAAACAAGGGATTTTCTATCATACTTTCGCCTATTTGGGCACGCCAGTCATTGAGTGTTATAAGCCCACATGAGAATTGTTCACGACAACGTTTATTTATATTTGTCTTTACGTCTTCGGATTCTTTCAATCCTTCCTGCAAACAATCAACATCAGAGAAATCACAATCCAAATAATATCCCCCTCCTTCAAGACCAAGGAAAGCTGTAAAATCCTTGCAGAATTGTTTGGCCATAGGAATAACAGTTGAACAATATACGCTCTTTTCAGCAGTAGCCTGATTGCTAAATGTGGACTGGTCTTTTCGCGGAACAAGAACGGCAGGGATGCCGTATGCCCCTGCAATATTTATTGCATCAGCCAAAGTCTCTTCAAACGGCTGTAACTCTGCAATAGAAAGATTAGTACGAACAAAGTCAATGTCTGCATCTGAAATACCATAAGGTACCTGGCCCTTCCTTACACCATACTTCTCAAAATTTTGCTTCAAAAGCTGTTCCTTTTCATCGTCAGTCAACGCTATTGAACCGGTAGCATCAGTTTTCTTACTTACAATAAAGCCCAATCCACCCCGCTTTACATAAATCACATTTCTAGCTTCATATACAGCTATTAGATTTGACATTGGCTTATTTTGGGAAGCAAGACGACTTTTGGACTTCAAGAACATAGCCCCTGAATAGAACTCTGCACTTCCGTCTCTATCATGCCATATTTGGTATGGAGGAATTTCCAAACTACCATTCCAACCATACTCCAAACGATAGCTACGAATAATATCTTCTGTTTGGGCAATGCCAAACAATGGTATATTCCCGTAAACAGGTTCTACAATAGTCTTATCAGAAGGTAGCACCCAATAATTATCGCAATATCTCCATTTTTCAGCTGTAGAAAAGACATCAGGCATAGCGGCACGAATAAAGCTATTCCCTGTACACAATTTATAAATATGGTGCTGATAAATCAATTCTTTCCAACGCATCAAACAATTAGGACGACTAAGTATGCCATTCATTCGTTTATTCGCCCATACTATACTGTCATCCTTAGTTTTCTTCAATTGAAAATTAGCACCTGCAATTCGCGATGCAATATAATCGATCGGGAAAAAGACTTCAGGTATCGTACTGAATAGCGTTAGATAGTTACTGCCCGCTACAATAGGACTAGTAAGGTCCTCAATGTATGCAACTGACCATTTTTCAGCCTTGCCACTTTGAGTATCTATATCCTTATTTTCAGATGAAGTAACTATTTCAACTTCACCTTTAGTCTTAGATTTCTTTCCAAATAGATTATCAAAAAAAATATTCATTGGGTTCCTTTTTGAGCAAAACTAAGTAAAAAGGAAAACCGTTTTCCAAAACACTAAAATCTTGAAATTACGAAAACATAATATCAACAATACAACATCCTTATTTTCAATCACATATAACGCAATTCAATTCAAACCTAATTTTACAACGAACTGTACTAGCCCACTCAAAACAGCACTGGCCTCTTTTGTTTCACTATCTTTATTATAGTCCATCAGATTATTCATGAAGGCAACATATTCCGTATCAGATTCTACTTTTGATGCAGAAAAAAGAATACTATTTTTCACATAATCAGATGTTGCAGCAATACGCTTATCTACATCCGGAAACTCTTTCATTACACGAATCTCCTTGTTTGTACTAGAACGGAGTTCCCGGATAAAAGGGAAATAAGCATCTGTACATTCAATTACACATGAATCAGATTCATGGGACAAAATAGAAGAACGTATATCTTCTGTTGAAGTAGTATCCATAAATACGACATCAACAACATGCCATTTATTTCCACATCTAAACGCTTGTATAAGGACAAATTTCCCATTAACATTCGGCATCACATATAGAATCTTCTTAGTGTATTTACATTCGGTATCTGGATTGAAGAAATTAATAGTGCCATTACAAGCATACAAGTTTCTTTTTCGCCGGTTACTAAACTCTATATACTGCTCACTACACAAATCCACAACGACATATCGGAACGTATCAGACAGGTGCCCGTGCTCCTCATAAGTCTGCAAGGTAGTTTTATTCTTGACCTTAGTTTTAAGAATGGCACCGTTAGCATCTTTCTGTACGCTCATGTAGTCCTCAATAGATACCGAACATGATTCGTCAATGTATATCTCTATACCGGGAACAGTACAATCAAAAATGGCATTAACAAACTCACCGGTCATGGCAACACTCGGATTCTTGTTGCCTACCTTATCTTCAATCTCGAATCCTTCTTTCTGCAATGTATCTATGAATAAGTCCATCCAGGAACGCTTCTCATCGTCAATGCTGTTTGCCGCTTTCGTTGATGCATCACCATGTACATATAACCTATCAGAATATTGGATAGATTTCAGATACTTTGCAACAAGTTTGGAGGCTTTCTTTACTGTATTGTTTGGGCTTTCAGCGCACGTTTCATGGAATTGCCAAACCTTGGTACCAGTTGTGAAATCGACCTGCCAATATGATACACTGATATACGGAAGCACGTTGTTATCGACAGAGATATGAATAGGTAAGTCCGGAACATACTTATGTTCACCGGAATGTTTGCCACGATTGAAGGAACCGAAGAACTCACTACCGGTACGAATGACACCCCATTCTCCCAATGCGTACACATTGTAATAGTCCGGATCGTGAACTCTATCATACTCAAAGTCGGCAACACATTGCTCATCATAGAAACCATACGCACCGTCAGGACTACCGACCACCCAAAAATTATTCAAATAGGTAGATTGGATAATAACTGTATTAGGTGCCTGTTCCTCGATTTGCTTAGTACGAAGATTAAGTATTTGCCTGGGTGCATTCTTCTTTACGGATTTGACCTTGGTAAGTTCTTTCGGCAACTCTTTGCCGGCAATGGTAACCGTCATCGGTACATCATGCCATTTATCTTTATCAATAAACTCTTTCTTTATCCAATGGCTTTCACTAATCGGGTTGAAGGTACAAATAATCTGCTGCCCTTTCTTACCACGCAAACGCTTACGTAGCTGCTTGAAATCCGGATGCTCGAACTCTGACCATTCCTCTAACTGAACTCGCTTATAGTTAGAGATACCTTTTATCTTCTCCGGATCGTCAAGACCGGAGAAATCTATCTTCGCAACATTAACCAAACATTTAATAGTATTCTGTTGGAACTTGAACAAATGGGATATGCCAAGACCGGCCGCAGCGACTTTATAATCTTCATAAATGGTTTTGAGAATAGAAGCTCCTACCTTACGCATAACAAGAGTGTTCTCACCGTCCTGTAATGTCTGTATCAGTATGGTTTGTGCCACACTGTACGATTTACCGGAAGATGAACCTCCATAGAGAATGATAAAACGGATAGTCTCATCATTCAAGTACTTCAATAGATAGAATCCGTTAGGATTTAGCTTCTTATAATTTATAACCATATTGTTCTAAAAGTAAGGTTTATCCGTAGGGAAAACACAGGAAATAACCTATAAAATTGTTCTATTCGTCCGATTTATCATTTTCATCAAAGCCAATACGAAGTTCACTGACCTTGTTTCCATCTCCACCTTTGATGTTGACATTCTTATCTGCTTCCCATCCATTCCAAGCACCTAATATCCGGGCCGCTTCTGTTTTGCCATTGAACTCATAGGTAACCTCTCCTCTCTTATTCTGTATCTTCTTCAATGCGTTACGGGCACGTTTGGGAAGTTGGGAAGGAGTTCTCATTTTTGTTTTCCCGGTTGCAGGGTCAACAAAATGAAGATCATCGGGATTGGCAAGCACTATATCCATTAATACCCTCTCAACAGTTTTCCTCTCTACTTCAGACTCTTTCGCTCTCTGCGCCTTAATCTCATTTATCCTTGTACTAACCTTGCTATTTGCTAATAGTCTACTCGCAGCGCTCCAAATTGTCTCTGGCTTCATGTTGGAAGTATTATAAGACATTCGATATGCTTCACTTGCATTACCTTCTGTATCAACGTAATATTTACAGAATTTCTCTTGCTTAAATGTTAATGGTTCCTCTCGCTTTCCCATATCAATTATTGTTTATTCCTATGAGAAAAAGAAGCTGCTCTCTATCTCTTAAAAGCTCATAGGTGGCAAGTAATGTACTGCCGGTTGTTAATATGTCATCATACACTATTATCTTCTTTTCCTTTATCGGACGAAGAAGAAAGAATTCCGGATTCAATCTATCTTTAGTTAGGCACTGAATTGCATTCTCATAGAATGGTATTTTCACCGCCCCAGCTATTTTCGTGCAGATAGAGGTTGCAAAATGAAAGCCCTCGTAGTGTCTCCGTCGCGGTGTGGTGACTATACACCATCCTTCACATCCCCCTACAATGAAGCGGTGGAGAAACTCACACGCTCTCTCTGCAAAGAATGATGCAAGTTCCTCCGACTGTTTAATTTCTGAAAAGCTGGTACCAGTCTTGGAACGGGTGAACTGGGAGATGTAATAGATATCACCCTTTTTATGAAGTGATACCTTTTCTTTCAGATCACATAACCGTTCCTGATGAGACCAGCTCTTACATTTCACCGCTTCCGGCTTATCCCAGTCATCAATACGATATATCTTTCCCTTTCCTTTCATCAAAGATCTTCTTTACTCCGTCCTCGACAGATGTGTAAGACAAAGGTACTAAATAGATATCCCGGTTCACCGACTGCTCCAAATTGTCAAAATCCCGTTTTTCATTAATCAACTCAATTTCAAGCGATTTGTAGTACTTCACTAAAGTAGCAAAATACATAGTAGTCACCGGTTGTACATTACAGATGTTGATTAGCTGACGGTTACATCCTATCGCATAGATAAGTCCTTCGACAGCATCATCCATGTAAGTAAAGCTCCGGATATTCTGACCGCAGTTGTATAATGACACCCTTTCCTCATTAAGCAGGAACCAGAGAAGAGTTCTTTCACGTGGGTTTGGTGAATATACATTATGCAGCCGGCATCCGGTAGCAGTCTTACAATAGACAGATGCGTACTGTTCATCGAAATGTTTACTTATTCCATACATAGAAGTAGTGTTCACAGGATTCGCTGTTGACGAGCTGGCGTACACCAACTTCACCCGGTATAGGTTACAGGCATTGGCAACACTCATAAAGGTATCAATGTTATCTTTCCGGATCTGCTCCAAATTTTCATTGAAAACACTTGTTTGTGCTGCAAGGTGAAATACGCAGTCGATATCACCTTTTTTCAAAAGTTCATGAACATTTGATGCTTCAGTTCCGTTCTTTCGGTCAATACCAATGACTTCAACACCTCTTTTTGACAATTCCCGGCAAAGAGCTTTACCAATAAAACCCTCGCTACCAGTTACAATTATTTTCTTCATCATCACAAAAAATAAAGGGCGCATCTTAAAAAGACGCACCCAGGTTCAACATTAATTTAAAGAATTAGTTATATTTGCGGCAGATACCAAATAGGTATCATTGTGACGTTCAGTCTCTCCTTTGTAGAAAGCGGCAATTTTCAACAAAGTAAGGTGATAGATTGAACGGTGTTCGCGTTTTGTATTATCACAAATATGCGTGCCCGTTTAATATCTATGCTTCCTTACTTGGGTTGTTTGCCGCACCTCTACGAAGGGTGTATTTATTGAATTGGGCACGTTTTTATTTTTAACATACAAAACATGAGTAACTTTAGATCATTCAAAAGCTTCTTCTATTTCAATAGAGAAATAGTGTACTTAATCACCTTTGGGTATATAGTACTAATCTTTATCATCGTAATACTAAGTGTGGTAATCAGAGAACAAAATCAAACTATTAGGTTCCTACAAAATGGAATACTTAGAAAATATCCGGAATCACATATTATTCATAAGCCTCGCATAAACGGACTATTAGACTGCGAATACAGAATGATAATGAACTCAAAGACTAATCACAGGTAAACTATGTGGATACTACTTCCCACTCACTTTCCATGATCACATAACCGCATTTATTGCAACTATGTAAATACGTTGGATATGGAGCTGTCGTGTAATCTTCAATAGCGATTTCATGGCTGCCACATTCCGGACACTCGATTGTAACTTCTTTCAGTCCATCAAAATCCCAGAAAGAAAGTTTTCCCTTTGCAGGTATAGGTTCCGAGAATAATACAGCATTAGAAAGTACCCAATTATATACCCCCTTCTCCGCCCATACAGAGAGATGATTAACAACACAATCAGTTATCATCACACTACCAATAATAGCAGAATTGACAATACTATTACCACATATAAGCTCACGTTGAAACCCCATAGAAAACCGGTCCCATTGAGCTTTTGTAAATACACTATTAGGATTTACCATTTCTATCGGTACTGCGCTTGCATGGATTAGTACACGTTTTCCTATGTACTTCTTAGGGCATGGCCATGTACGATTCTCAATATCTTTCACTCCGGAACATATCAAATAAGCCCATGGCTGTTTTACTGAAATAGCTTTCATATGCTTTTCGATTTATTGAACTATTCTATAAATACACTCAACTATCAGTACTGAAAAAGTAATGAAAAAAAGAGACTTCCAATACTTAATCTTTCTTTCATGCTTACTTTTACATAAATTCCATTCATATTCTACAACTGATTTACAATCATCTTTGTAGTGTTCAAAATGTTTGTTAATGTAATGGGTAATATCATCTACAATGGTATGCTTAACCTCTTCAGATACAGATTCCGGCCAACCACGTTCATCGTAATTCAATTCGGTAATAACCTGTTGTCTTATTACTTTTTCCACACCATTTATACGGAAGCGCATTGATATTCCACTCGATTTAACATGACGCAAGAACATCTCTTTGGCAAGTTTCTCCACCTCTTCTTCTTTCAGCTTGGCTATTGCGTCAATCCGGTCGAATTCTTCTTCATCAACGATGATAATAGGATTCTCCGGCTTCATTCTATGTATTTCCATAATATTCTTTTCTATTCTTGAATTTACTTAAATCCCCATTCTCTCATATAATCAATATTATCCGGAAATCCATCAACTTTTATTGGACTTAGGAAAATTCTTTCACTTTTTAAATCTGTACCACCCCATATTGTAGGCTTACATTCATCGAAGCCTATTTTATCAGATTTACTCAATGAGAAATTAGGCTGAAAACCGTATCCTTGTACACTCTGTCCCAAATACCCACATGCCTTTATAGCCCAATTTAAAGCAATCTCTTTGTGATAATAATTATTGGAATATACAGCAACATAAATTTTATGTTGAAACAAACCGGTTTCCGTTAAATCAGGCTGGCAACTAATGCAGAAATACTCAATCCTTGAAAGTATTTCTTTCACAAACGTCTCGTACTTTTCACATTCTTCTTTAGATAAGAATTCTTTGTTGTCATCTGCAACATAGATTTTCTTAGTAACTTCTTTTTCTAACATAATTAACTCCTTTCACAATGTTATACATTAATTCCAAATAGGATGTTCACAGTTCCGGCAATATCCGGCTGTCAATTCATCACTACATTTCAGATAATTCACTTTCTTGCAATTAGGACACACGTATCGCCTGTAACCTAATATGCGCCCCAATACGTTTAATATCAATCTTTTCATTGTAATCCGTATTTTTCGTTAAACACAGAATCAGCTTGCCGAAATTGCTTCGTGAAGCGATTCTCTTTATATTTTCTCTGTGGAACACATCCTACCATCAGGACAAGAAGTGTGCAGATAAGTAGTATCTTCTTCATCTCTATTTTGCTTTAAATAATAGTTACATTTAAATCCCTTCCTTGGTGAGAAGTCTGCAAAATCGCAGGTTTTAAATATTTGATGCTTGTTAGCCCATTGTGCAATATCCTTTTCATATAAAGTCGGTTTGCGGTCATTATTAAAGTCCCGGTATGGCTGTACAAAAGGAGAAATTCCTAACTCTTTAAGCCTATTTAGTCGATACATATCCTGTTCTACTGTGGAGTTAAAACCTACTAAGACATAACAAGACAAATTACGAGGCTTGATATATTTAGTAACTTCTCTCAACTTTTCTGTAAGGTCAATCTCCGGCAAATCCCAAGCGATGTGGATTCTTCTTTTCAATTTCAACTTACTCAAATAAAAAGCCTGTTCCTCATTCATAATACGTACATCAACACCGTGCAAATTAACCATTTGCCCTTTTTTCTGTAAGTAATTGATCGCATCCTGCCATTCAGGGTTTGCAAAAAAATTGTTATCTAACACCTCGATCCATTCTCCCTTAGGATTCAACTCAACCGGTTCTACTGCCTGGATATATCCCTCTTTTTCACGAACCAAACAAAACGGACATTTCCGAATGCAACCACGTGAGAAAAACTGAAGAGAAAAGTTATATTGAGGATAAATGGAATAGTCCATTAATACACTACTTTCAATCTCACATGATAATTGCTTCTTTATGTCATAGCCAGTCCCACCTTTCTCTATTATGTCAGCCTGCAAAGTCAAGTAATTGAAGTCTGGAGTGAAAGTAAACACTTTGCTTGCCAATACCTTGTCATATTGATTGAAAGGGGTAGCCCATTCCACTTGGTCACCTCTCGCTTTATGATATGCAGACGCACGCATAAGAGCAAAGTTAGGGAAGTGATGACCGTCTACATCTACAATTCCAATGTTCATCATTTTTCTTATGAGAATTATTTATTCCGATTATTATATCTCCAAGCTCCGATAAACCACTTTGCTAATTCCCAAAGAACCCGTGGAGAAAATATAATCTTTCTAATTACATAGAATGGTATTATAGTTTCCATTGCTACGTAGTAGTTATCTTTAAACTTTCTATGCCTTGTACACGATTCTGCTAATTTCTTCTGGTTTAAATCAACCCAGCCATGATAATGTACACCGATAAAATTTTTGTGTAACCAAAATTCGGTTAGTCTTTTTCGGTTCTTACAATCAGTTTGACATATAAAAAATCCCCATCCCATAATCATTCCTTTCTTATCTTGTTAGTCATTAATCAATAGTTCTAATTCAATTAATAATTCCCGTCTCGCCCAACGTCTTGCACGCATATTAGCAAGTTGATCTGTTCGTCGTTTGGCTTTCTTTGAAGCACGGGTATTGTAGGTATGATTGGGAAACTTATCATGACCAGGACAACATCCAAAATCCTGTCTTTTTATACCTTCTTTCCTCATTCTTTTTCTTGTATTAAAAAATAACCTCTGTAAATTCATATGAACTAAGTGCATTTTCCAAACTATCAAAAGAATCAAATTCTCTTTTAATGCGTCCGAACTGATATGAATATACTTCTTCACCTCGTTTACGTTCCATGCTAATAATATACTTGAAACCGTCTTCCCGTGTAACTGTAACAGGATAACCTTCTGTTATATTGTCAATTATCTTTTGTTCGTTTAAAATCACTTTATTCATAGTTCTATTTGTTATTTACATGTTTGACTTTTAATTATTTACATCTATAAAGGTAATCATTATTGACAAGTTTTACAAACAGAACATTCGCCAATTTAACGCCATTTTATGCTGCAACTGACCCTAGTTCACGTAACTTTTTACTAATACATTCACAGAGAACACGTGCCATGTTAACTTCGACTGCATTCCCTATGAATTTCTTTTGGTCAGCCTGTGTACCAATTAACACATAGTTTTCTGGAAATCCCATGATACGCTTTAGTTCAGGTATGCGTAGCATTCGCATTTTAATATCAATTATCCCGTATAAGCCCATGAACTCTTTTATTTTTTTTGTCATAGGGCTGTCGGTATCATAAATCTCGATTACTACATGTCCAGTTTCAGTTGCGATCAAATAAGGCGGCATTTTATCCATACGTGCTATGAGAGTGAAGCATGGATTATCAACGGAACCACCTGCACTATTAAATTGAGGGTTCATTAGGTAGTGCCACTTTCTATTTGCAGTGACTGTTTGTGCGGGCTCTTCTATGCTACTACCAACGTTGGAGAAGTTTGTATTCATAATCCACGGCTTGCAGCTAACAAGATTGTACTTAGGATTGGCGGTAATACATCCAAGCGGCTTTTCTGTAGATGAAGGTTTGCTGTTTCCATATTGCTGGTCTATGAAATATGGAGAAACGAGAGATAACCGATCCTTCGTTGTTACGGTTGCAGACGGTTCATTTATTGAGCGGTTAAATCCGTTACCGTAATGGGCTGATACAAACGCATGATGGTCTTTGCATGTAATTGTTCCGGCTGGTTCATTAATAGAAACATTCTTGCTTTCGGGGTGTCCACTGAACTGTTTTGAAAGAAAGCATACCTGCGCAACTCCCAGTCTGTTTTGCGTAGCTACTACCGGGCATGGTTCGTCAATCCCAGGGGCATTATATTTTCCAGTCCGGCTCATGGAATTATATTTGATAAGAAAAGCATCTTTGCCCCCGGCTACAAATTTTATCAGGCCGGCATAGATACGTTCCATTGTCTTTTCAGCAAGTGGCTTCTCACGAAAAATACTTGTTCCTTCATCGGAAAAATCCAGTATCTCTTTAACCGGGCGCCACTTTTCCAAACGACCAAACATATCTTGTTTACCGTTTTTACAGTGAGTGGGTTGTGGAAATACTATCGGTAATCCATTTTTGGCAAATATACCAAAGAAGCGTTTTCGAGTAGTATATGCACCATAGTCGGCAGCATTGAGAATACGGAAATCAAAGTTGTAGCCATACTTTCTTACGTTGCGTACCCATCTTTGATATAGTCTACCTTTATCCATGCTGATAGGCTTTCCGTTTTCGTCCATATCACCCCAACTCATAAATTCTTCAACGTTTTCAATCTGAATGTAATCCGGGCAAATAGCTTCAATGTACCGGAAAAGATGTTCAGCAAGTGTGCGACTATCAGCGTCCCGAGGTTGCCCACCTTTTGCTTTGGAGAAGTTCGTACATTCCAGGCTCGCCCAAAGAACGACCGCTGCACCCGGATATTGAGCCTTACATTTGGCAAGATGTTCAATTAGCGGGGAAAGTTCCAGCGTGCGAATATCTTCCGTAAAATGCAATGCATCCGGATGATTGGCCGCATGGCTTGCAATGGCGTTGGCATCGTGATTGACGCAGGCTATTACTTTAGCACACTGTTTACCATCAATTCTTGCAGATTCCACTCCTGTCGAGGTTCCACCTGCTCCACAAAACAGGTCAATATATAATAAATTTATACTACTCATTTCTTTTCTTCAAATTTCTTTGATTATTGATTTCAGACATACACATGCGGCACCAAGAAGTCAATAAATGATATTCCTTACCCTTTCTCACTACTATACGATTGTAGAACCGGTTCAAGTAGAAGTAATTTCCGCAGTGTGTACATTTTTTCATCTCACGTCCTGAAGCATCTATAATACGATTGCGAGGTTTGCGATGAATAAGAGTACAGTTTTTACACTCACCATCAGTTCCACGATGCCGCCGGCAATGTGATAAGGATTTTGCCCCACATTTAGCAAACACCCTACAATCTCTACGAGGTATTGATTGATACACATTCATGGCTTCCTCGCATTCAAGAATTTATTTACTACACGAGAAAGTACATCCTCATTCTCTGGCATCAGCCATTCTTTCGCAACGTTCCAAGCAATACTCATAGTTGGATTGAAGTTATCCTTCCTGACAGTGTGGTGAGACAAACGCCCTTCAGTGGGTTTCAAATCCTTATCATGTAAGATACACAGTCCATTTTCGAAGAAAGCACAAAACTCTTTGCCGGAAACAGGTTGAATCATCGGAATAGCAATATTAATAACCCCTAAGAATATACCAGCAGCCCAGTTTGTCAGTGCTAACCTGTCGGCATAACCAGCATCTATAATTCGTTCAATATCATCAGGAGTACCTAAACATGGCGTATGACATTGTTGTTTACAAACACTGCATGAGCATTGTACAGGTACACGACCTGAAGCCCTCATTACCCTTTGTAATGAGGTTTCTTTTGATAATTCTCTCATAGTAAATTATTTGAGATACTACAGATTATTAAACATCGCCCCACAGCTTTACTGCAAGGTCATAATTTTTTTTAGCCTCTTTTACTGCTTTATTGGCATAAGCCATAGCGTATGTATGCTCGCGTCGGTACTTACCGGACTTCAATCCTTCGTGATATTCTTTTGCTTGTTCCAACTTATGTTCATAGAAATCTATACTTTCCGGCATGGACAAGTTTATCGTATTAGCCCTTTTTTCCCAATACTTCGCAACTCTTTCATGTTCGGCAGCCTTATCGCTAAACTCAACGCTTTTCCCCATGTTATTCCAGGCATCATCTATCATTTTGCGATGTCCTCGTTCGCTATGGTGTCCAACTTTGATAGGCTCACCCAAAGAAAGGAAATCGCGATGTTTATTTGATTTCTGAAAATACTCATTACTTTTTTGTACTGCCGATGACGCCCATTCATGCCTGCGTTCCGCTCTTTGCTTAGCCCATTCTTGAACATTAAAGCCGTCAGCTCTAACGATGGAGTAATAGTAAAACCCATCTTTCTCGAAGATTAGGTTAAATACTATACTTTCGTTCTCCTTACCATACTTGGTGGTAACCTCAATAGTTTCACCTTTTTCGTGCTTCTCATCACACTTTGCCAAAAATACATTTGGCGCAAATTTGTAATACGTGTTCATTGTTTTAATTAAATTGGTTTGACTTATATGAAAAATGAGAAACCACAGCTACTTAGCCGTGGTTTCATCATTAAATAACTTTGGTTGACTGGGTTGAACCAAATCATCGAATAAACCAGGAACACGAGGTTGTAACGCCTTGTATTCTTCCTGAAAGAATTCTTCTTTGGTTCTCCCATGTTTTTTACCCTTTCGTGTATGTACATCGAAAGTGTAATCTGGAATAGGAATAGGATAACGCCTGACATCATTTATCCACTTTTCTATATCAATATCCTTTCTATCATAGATGAAGTTTTGCAAATGATCCGCATCACGATTCTTTCTACATTCACAAAGGAGAATAACAGCTTTACTGACAAATATCCTCCCTTTGGGTTCAGTAGCAGTCTTGTTTACCAGCTCATGCCCCTGCCACAATGCTTCTATCTCTTTAGTAATGATTCCATAGCAATCTTCAGCACTAATGGTAAACAGACGCTTCCACACATAGTCGCGGTACCCACTCGCCCAAAGTTCCAATGCAAAAAAGCCGGCTACCCCGGTGTCGGCTCGCCTAATGGCTTTCTGCATTGCAGAACTCACCTCAAAGAAATCATATCCGCAAACTGTTCTTATAATCATAATTCTAATTTAATGGTTTGACTTTTAGTTTATTACATCAGTAAAATTAGCTAAAAAAGGCGAATATGACAAACAGAATGGACGCCATTTAAACGCCTTTTTTACAGACTATTAGAATTTGAATTTGCATGATATATTATATTGAACGAGCTGCTTTGTTTTGTCTTTCCCATTAGTGGTTGCACTCTTTAGCAAAATACTATCACCAAAATTCTTTTTGATAAAGAGGATAGATTTACGTTCCTCTTCCTGATTCCTTATAGAAGCAAGCCCACCAGCGTTTACAAAAGTGTTCTTTTGCTCAAAATTATACCGCAAATCGGTTAAAACCTTACGTTCTTTGTACTTCATGTAACAAGAAATCCAAAAATCTTCCTTCAAACGTATTTCCTCATTCCACCAAGTGTTTTTGTTATAGATTACTCCATAACTGCAACCGGTTATCATTTTCGAAAGAGAAAGAAAAGCGGATTCATCATACATTACCGGCGATATCCGAGCGGTGAAGCCAAACAGATGTACATCCATCATACTGGCCATCTCAAATAATGACTGAATGATATTGGTTATCTTATCTTTATCCTTTATCCGGCTAGGTTCTCCTTTTTCCACATAAATAGGTTTGCAGGCATGGACATCATCATCAAGCATGAAAAGTTCTCCAAAATGCTTTGCCATCCAGTTACGTTTCGGGATGAGGCCCATAACATCGTCAGGATGAGTAACAATTTCACATTCCGGGTTAAATTGTTGATATAAGTCAGCTTGACTTTCAGCAACGCAAATGATAGGATCGTTCACCAACTTTTTAGCGAACACCCGGTCATGGCGCTTATGACTTGGTATTACTATTTTGCAAGGCATGGCGAACGTCTTTTATGTCGATTACATTACTCTTACTTACTTTCCCGGTCTTGTACGACTTCATGTGCTGCATATCCAGCCTTTCACGAAGCCAATTACTATCTACCTCATTACTTGAGGTGATGATAAACAACTCATGTTTTTCGTCATACTTTGGAATGAGAGGATAAATGGCTGTATCATCCGTGATGGCATCGAAGCGCTCTTTAAATTCATCCTCTTTCTTCTCCGGGGCAAATTCGATGCCCCAATCTTGGAGTTCCGCCTTATTCCACTCGTTTTCCATAACGTCCAAATCATTCTCACCAAAATTGACATTATCTTTAGTGGCATATTCCCTCAACTTCTTAACGGGGGTATCAGGTGCCAGAATTTTACAAGGCAGTTCTTTATAACCTAACTCCTTGCAAGCTCGCAAACGTAAATTACCACAAACAACAATATATCTGCCATCATTGTAGGGAAAAACTATAAGTTCTCGAAGTTCAAGCATCTCTGGCGAATCCTGAATGCTTTTCTTCATCGCTTCAAAGCGGTAATCACGAAAAAAACGTGGATTTTTCGGCAATCCCGTGAGCTGCCCCTTATTAAAATCAAGTAGGCAGACTTGAATAATCTCTGTCATAACTAACTATATTAAAATCAACAACACAAAATCAACAACACAAACAGTCAGTAACAACACCTAATCATTTTTTCTATCATCGAACTCTATCTTATCTTTGATAAGCTGTTCAATGTCCTCACAACCAAATCTTTTTAAATAGGCAACAAGGTAAATTATCATCTCGGCTGCCAATTCTTCATCTTCCGAATATTTAGGAAGATTATCACTCCTATATTTAGAAGCAATATCGAATTTTCTCCAAACGGCTTCAATTCTTATGCTAAACGCTTTTCTTGAGCTATGCTCATTCATCTTAAAGCGCTTCCTCATGATATTCAAGCATCTCTGGGCAAACCTATTCAATGTTATCATATCGATCGGGTTAAATTGTTAGACTATGAATAATCTCACACGATTCTATTAGGTTGGTCTCTGATGCGAAACCAATGAACATATTCTTTATCTATCAGCATACTATTATTTATTTTGAGGGGTCTGTTGTATCTAAATATTTCCTGTACTCTAATTCTGTCTTAGCAAGATTGATTACGGTATTAACCCCTTGGAAAACTTGTTTTGCTTGGCTCACTTTACTAGGATCTTCTTTCACATCCTTAATTTGTTGAAGAACCAAATTCCTCAAATCTTGTAAAATGGTAGGGTTCACTGTAGACACCTTATTCAACCGTTCATTAGCCAACACGACAACTGTGTTTGTTATTGGCCGAAAACGATTCAATTTGGAAGCCAAATCAAACATACTAAATACCAATACTTTGCCATTATTCAAGTATATCTCAACTTCGGTACCATCATCACCGGTACCGTCACAGTAATTGAGAATTACAACTTCTTCATTCTGATAAAGGAATGGTTTATTAACCATTTCTTTCAATCTATCTATTGCTCCATCAGTCATGATTCATTCTTTTTTGTTGCTTTATTAATTTGTCTATTCAAAGCTCCTTTTAGTTTGATTAGGTACTGAACATCTTCCGGGTACCGGGCATACATCGAGTTTTGGGTTTTCATTTGTTCAGAACGACTAATCATATATAAGTTATCTATACAAATATTCTGCTTATTTCCATCTTTGAACTGAATATTGTACCCAGGAGGTATTTCACCATTATGCTCAATCCATACAAGCCGATGTTTAAGCTCAAAGACATTCGGTTCAGCAGTTTTCACTTCGATGTAACCGTCACGGGTTATACGTTCATATCCAACCTCTTTATGGTTCTTTGGGATACATCCCTTTTTGAAACGTGTAGCTTTCGTTTTTTCAATTTGAGCATCAGACATATATTCTGTTTGCTTACGTCCCTTATTCATTGGTTGGTGCCCTTTTGGAAAGAAACTCTTTGAGGAATGTTCAAATAAGAACTTTGCCGACTTTCTCAATTTAAGTTTGAAAGCCATACCGGCAACTGCACTTTCAGTTGAACCAAGAATCAAAGCTATTTCAAGATTAGTATGGTCAGGATAAAGAGCTATCAATTTTTGTCTTTTATCTGGACTCCAAACCCTCACGTCCGGAGAACGTTTCAGTTTACGAATCAAAGCTTTGGATTTAACAGCTTCAAGAGTTTTACCAAGGCGTCCAGCAAGTTCTTTTAAATCAGCAGTTGGATACTCGCTATCAAGTATAGCGAGTTGTTCATTAGTCCAAGTTTTCATAAGCATATCAATAAAGAGAGGAAACCGTTAGGCTTCCTCTATATTATCGTTATTTAGCTCTTTCAGTCTTTCTTTGAGCTTCTTTTCTTTCTTATCATATGAATCCGCAAGTTTCTTAGAGAGCGCTTTGAAATCATCCGGATATTGTTCCGCAAAAAGGATTTTCTGACACTTTTGCAAATAGGAGTAGAAATTCACATTATTCGATGATAAGCATTCAGCAATAAAGGCTCTATACCATTGGTGCCGGTCGGCTTGGTTGTTCTTGGCATAATTTACAAAATCACTCTCACCATTCCATTTTTTCAAATTCAGTTTTTCAAGATAAGTACTGCTACAACCGCTAAGAACCAGCACATCAAAAACAAGTTGTTCATTTTCAGAGAATTCTTTTGTTCTCTGATAATATGTTTTCTCTTGCGCCCACTTGCGCATTTCTTCAGCAGACTTCTCCTTGACTATATCCTTCGCTCTTTTTAATTGGGCGTTTATTTTTTCCCTTTCTATCTCTTTTAGATCGGCAACAGCGGCAGTACTAGAAACCAGTTCTTTCTTTGTGTAATAGAATTTTACATTAAATTCTGGATTATAATTACCAAAGAATGAGATACAGCGATAAATTTCACCTTCATCAAGCATTTTTAGTGTCCGTTCATCATCAGCACTATAATAACATAAACTCCTAAACACCTCATCTGGATTAACTACTTCAAATCCAAGTTGCTTTACGGCTTCTAAAGCACTTTCATATTGTGCTTTTCTTTCATCACTCCAATAATATTCTGCTTTTGCTACAATAACAGTTTTTCCGAATGAAAAAGGTTCACCTACTTTAACAAGATTCTCACTCTCAAGCAGAATCTTTCGGATTACATATGCAATCCGCTTTCTATAAAAACAGGCAGCATTGATACAGCGAGCATTCTTATTATTCATCTCATAGAACAAACAACCATGATTACAGGTATTAGATTCACATTGAGAGCACTGCTTAAATTCGCCATTTTCCCAATTGTCTGCGTCTTCTTTAATCCAATCCGCTTTATCCAGTTCTAAAAAGGAATTACTAACATAGTCACGTATCATAGATGTCGTGCATTGTTCATCTTCTTCCTCATTGAACTCCTTTTGAGTTTCTTCGTCAAGTTTTGAAAGAATCATAGCACCGGATAATGGTATGTCTCCATTTCTTACACGTTCTTTCAGTTCCGGGATAAGACCGTTTAGCTTTATACGGTCAAAGACAAAACGAGTAGACTTTCCAAATTTAAGAGCAATATCTTCCAAAGTCCGTCCTTTCTCAGCCAACTGCGCAAAGGCAAAAGCTTCTTCGATGGGATCAACATCTTTTCTTTGAAGATTCTCGGTAATCATCGCTTCAAAAGCCTCATCGTCTGTCATTTCTCTGACAATGCAGGATATTGTCTGAAATTTTTCCGACTTTTTTCGATGGGCTTTGATTTTTGCAACATTCGCTTCATCTTCCTTTGCTTTCAAAAGTGACACAGCCCGGAAACGACGCTCACCGCAAACAATTTCGTATGTGTAAGGTAGTGGGGTAACATCTCCGGTTTCTAGGTTAGTCATCTCCTCGGATTTAGCAACTCTGACAGTGATAGGTTGCAATAAACCTTGCTTTTCAATGTTGCTTGCAAGCTCTTGAAGAGCTGCTTCATCAAACGTCTTTCTCGGATTCAAAGGAGAAGGACTGATAAGGTCAATTCTAATGTTTTGTACTTCCATAATTTAATTATATTGGTTTGACTTTTAGTTTATTACATCAGTAAAGTTATCATAAAATGACAAGTTTAGCAAACAGAAACTTCGCCATTTTAACGCCATTTTTATTGAGGTTTATTACGTATTTGAATAAATCCTCTTCTTTCAGTTTCCCGAAGAAGTTCCATATCTTCTTCTCGTATTTCAGCAGGAGTTTCACCGTTCACACTTCGATAAGTTCCAATGCCGAAACGCTCTCTGATACGAACAATTTTATCCGGATCTTTAGTAACCCAGTAAATTACAACTTTCATAGTAGCTATATTCTACGGCTCTCACCACATAGAGGGAGAACATTAAACGTTTTAAAGCGATCCACTAATCTTGGCCCGAAACGTTTCTTAAATTCGGCTATGCCAAGATTCGATGTTATATGATACTTCTTGCCGTATTGTTGAAAAATCTCATACCGGGCATAAAGAAATTCATCAATAACCGAATCGAGGCTGGTACCATACGATTTTTGATTTTCCGTTTCCAGACCGATATCATTCAAGCAGATATTAAAGGGATTTGGTTTAAACCCTTTAGATTGATTCTCATTGTAAGTGTACAAGTCAATATGCCCGTGAATTTTATAATAATTCATCATTTGAGTAACAGACAAGTTTTCAAAAGCATTGGGGTTACAAGTGAGTTTCAAATAATCTGCAAAAATCTGCATCAACATTGTTTTCCCGGTACCTGGTTCACCAACGAGCAAAAGATTCTTATGAACTTTGTAATTCTCTTCCGGAAACACATTTTGAGCATACCGGCATCCGTTGAAGTAGTACAGAAGAAACTGAATTAGTTTAGAGTTGTTTTCATCAACATCAAATTTTCTAAACTCCCGTTCTGTATAATCTGTACCAAGGTTAGATATTAAATTCCAATGGCTGTAATACTCTTGCGTGTCAGTTAAGTCATATTCAGAAACGTCCTGAATACTTTCCTTGTGCCTTTGTATCAGATTCTCTATCTGTTGGAGCGTCAGCTTGCGCTTTCCGGCTTCCTTCTCCATCAAATTTTGAAGTTTGCTTGATAAATTCTTTTCCTCTTCCGTCATGGTCTAATTCATTTTTTCGATTTTCACGAATACGATCCAGTATCCAAAGGTTTGCTTTGGAATCCCACCGCTCTATTTTCACTCCATTGGCATTCTTCCACCCTATCGAGTCAAAGTGATTGAAGAATATTTCTGCTTGCTCTTGCCAATCATCTAACCGTTCCGGAGCATTTTGCTTGATGAAGTGTTGAATAACCTCATCAAGCGTAGGAGCAATAAATTCTTTTGCGACTCTTTTAGGTTTCTCCGGTTTAGAGGATGGGAAAAGCTCGCCAGAGCTACTTTCTTTCTTACCCCCTTTAGGGGGTTCTTTCTTTGTCTTTGTCTCTGTCTTATATTCTTCTTTAGGGGGTATGGGGGAACTTTCTTGAAAAGGTGTACCTAAAGGGTACCCTAAAGGTATCCCTAAAGGATGCCGTAAAGGTGGTATATTTTGCATACCTTTTTGTACACCTTTGATAGAATACGTTGATTTATTGCCTCTTCCATTGCCTTGTTTACATTCAATAAGACCTGCTTGAACTAATCTATTTCGGGCGGACTTGAATACTTTTACAGACACTCCCACGTCAGATGACACCTTTGTATCACTACGTGTCCAGTTATCCTCCCAGCCTAAACGATTCGCAATTTTTAGCAAGTAAAAATAAAGCCTCGTTTCACAGCAGGAAAATTGCCAGCTTTCGTCAAGTTCCCAAAACCTATTGATAAGTTCAATATAAGTCATATCAATTTATAATAATTCCGTAAGACATTGTTTATATAAGGCTGAGGATCAGCTTTCAGATAATAGCAAATGCTATTAATGAACTCAATCAACCCATGACAAACGACATATACACTACCATATTTCTCTACCAATGCCTGCCACTCTTTTTGCTCATCAGACTGCGTTCCAGCACGTTTACCTTTTACATGTGGAGTTTTCATCTCTATGCAAAGACTGCTCTTACCACCGCGAGGAAAAAGCAGAATCAAGTCAGCAACACCAGCGATGGCACCTTCATATTTGCGCATAGCACCGCTTTTCTTTGTTCTGACGCCGCCGTTTGGTATAGCAAAGAGTAAAGGGCCTACATTGGGAAACGTTTCTCTGAACCAAGTTACACAAATGTGTTGTATCTTAGTTTCAGAATATTTCACCTCCAATTTACGAATATCTTCTTCAGTCATTTTTCTGCTTGTTTTTTGAAATCGTAGCACATTCATTTAGAAGGTCAACGATTTGTTTACACCTGTTCCTGCAACCGACAAAGGATATTAAGGTTTCCCATTCAGGACCGAACAACATTTCTTTCTTGTATTCCTGAATATGAGTTTTCTGCCCATTTATAACTAATCTAAACAGCTTCATAATTTATCCCTAAACAAGTCCATTGCAAGATTCACCATATTCTCTTCTACTTGATCGTCCGTACCGGTAACACCGTTGGCAATGTTCTTCTTTGTTTGAATCACATCATACATATACTTGTCGATAGTATCCTTACCTAAGAAGTAATAGCAGTTAACGTTGTTCTTCTGACCGTTACGGTGCGCCCGATCTTCTGCCTGTTCGCAATCACTGAACGTCCATGGGAATTCAATAAATGCTACTCGACTGGCAGCCGTCAAAGTAAGCCCGGTACCGCCCGATTTGAAGTTCAGAATAATCAGTTTACAATCCGGATTATTTTGGAAAGAGTCAACGGCATATTGCTTTTGGTTGACATTATCGGAACCTGTTACAGTTACAGCTTTAGGAAATTCCTTTTTCAGTTCTGCTACAACTTCTTTCAAGTAACCGAAAAGTATCAGCTTCTCACCACCGTCGATAACATCATGGACAAATTCACAAACAGCCTTGATTTTACCTCTGGCGGATATCTGTTTTAAAAGCTGCATCTGCACCATGACGGCACCATTCATTGATTTCTGCACTTGTTCGTCCGAAGCATTCTTGTACTTCTTCAAGTATTTTACCATATCAGCTTCGGCAGCCTTATACTCTTTGGTGGTAGTGATATCAACTGTCAAGTATTGACGGGTCTTGTCCGGAAGTTGTGTAAGCACCTTTGACTTCTCACGACGAAAAAAGCAAGTATTCCATAGTCGCCAATTTAGCTCTTTAACGTTGGATGCCTGTTTGGGACCATCACAATACCTTTCAACATACCGGCTATAACCTCCAAAGTCCTCTAATCGACCTAATATTTTCAACTGTTGTATCAAGTCTGTATTATTGTTGACTACAGGAGTACCGGTCAATGCGAATACATAACGTTTTCCTTTGCAGATGCCTTCTACAAACTTTCCTTGCTGTGTCTTACTTGATTTGCATTTATGAGATTCGTCAATGATAACAGACCTGAACAAAGAAACACGCTGATCGAAAGCAATACTCTTCATTGTGAACTTGGATTCCTTATTTACAGACCTCACAAAGAACTTGTTCAATGACTCGTAATTAGTAATGAATACTTCACAAAGAGGACTACCATCCGACCTCTTACATTCATAAAAGGACTGCCAGGACTGCCGGTTTCTGTCATCAAGTATAATGGCGTTAATCCCTGCGAATTTCTTGAATTCACGTTGCCAGTTGACTTTCAATGCAGCAGGGCAAATTACAAGTACTGGAAAAGATTCACCGTAAATGGGTGCTTCTTTATGTGCCTTAACAACTGCACATATAGCTTGCAATGTTTTACCTAACCCGGGCTGGTCACCGAAAAAACAGCGTTTGTGCTCTATTGCATACTGTACTCCCTCAAGTTGATACTCGTAAGGTTGAAGTAACATATAGTGTTCACCGACAAAAGGTTTCATCGGAGGAATATCATAATTAATATCTTCAGTAACCTCACGTTCCTTGACAGTAGAACAATAACGCATCTGAACAGCCCATTGCGAAAAAGCTCTCACATACCAATTGGCGTCACGTCCAGCAGGATAACGCGCATCATTGATACTAACAAGCCACGCCCGGTCTGTCCCGTCATAGCGTGGCTTACTTGGTATCATCTTTATGACCTCGACCAGCTTTGGGTGATACTCGAACTGAATCCGATACAGATTGGGCGTCTTAGTCACATAGATTGGTTTCATGAAGCAGGTTCTAATACTAATTCTTGATGTTCAACAGTTGAGAGTATATCATTATCATCACCATCCTCATTTAATGCATCAGCAGCTTCATCTGTTTTCCCAAATGGGTCATCACCATCTTTAAACTCGAACTCCTTTTGAATCTCTGAACATTTATTCTCTGTAACATAGAGTTCTGCTTCATACAAGAAATTGTAAACAGCATCACGAAACTCCTCACAATGCACATACGATTCATTGTCCGGATCGAATCCAATACCAGGAGAACAAAGATTAAGGACTTTGCTCGTCATAAGGGTTCGCTTACCTGTCAACACACAAACCTCAAAAGAAGAGTCACCACCAATGCTAACGCCGGTTACATTGAACTTTTTGAAGAACTCATCTTCAAGACATGACTCTGGACGTTCCCAATTAATGTACTGGGATTCTTTCTGTTCTGTAATATCGACAATGTAGGGTATGAGCTTGTTTAGCGAATCCTTCAAATCCGGATGAACAGGATTAATCCCCTTGAAAACAATATCGTTTCCCTCCTTGTCTGCATAGACCACTTCAAGACATCCCTTTTTGGTCAATTTTGCTTTTGAAATATTCAAATCCATTTTAATTAAACTTTTAGTTAATACTTACCTATGCAGGTATTCATTAATAAAATCTTTATAGTACTGGTCAACAGGCAATGGCAAATTGATTCCTAATTCGGTGGCAGCATCAGCCTGAACCTTATCCATGAAAGTTTTCATTTGGATCGTATTCAATTTAGAAGTACTTCCAACAACCGAAACAATATTTCCATTCATACATATTTGCCGTGGAAGAAACTTCCGGCAATAGTAATCATGAACATCTAACTTATCCGTGCCTGTCTCCCTCTCAATGCAGGCAAACCACAGCCACATGAGCGCGTTCTGCGACAGGGTACGCGGTTCTACCTTTCTCTTGATACTTACTGTGTAAGTTCCATTTTTGAGCGTGGAACAGAGGTAGTCAAACGACTTATCCATTGTGACTACCCCATTTTGTTTTGTTAGAATAGCTTCTGCCATATTTTAGAATGGTAAATCATTAGGCGGTGGTGCCTGTTGGAATTGCTGTTGCTGATATGCAGGCTGTTGTACCTGTTGTTGTCTCTGTGTAGGCTGCTGCGTTGGTAATGGTGGAGGTACAGGAGCAGCCTGTTGCTGAACCTTCGGTGTAAGCATCTCGATACTATCAACAAAGACTTCAGTTATGTAGCGCTTAACTCCTTTGCTATCGTCATAATTACGAGTGCGTAACTTACCTTCTATATACAACTTATCTCCTTTATGGACATACTTCTCAACTATTTCAGCAGTCTTATTCCAAAAAATAAGATTATGCCATTCTGTACGCTCCGGCACCTGGGTTCCATTTTGTAAGGTGTACGCCTTATCTGTTGTGGCAAAAGATAAAGAAGCTACTTTTGCTCCACCGTCCAATGTTCTCACGTCTGGATCTTTACCGGCACGCCCAATAAGAATTACTTTATTGACACTCATTTTCCTTCCTCCCTTATAGTTACACGAATACTATCCGCTTTAGTTGACGTTTTTAAATATTGAGAATATAATTCCGGGTGATCTTCCTGAAATTTCTTTGTATCAAAACTCTTACCCGTTGAAGAGGGAGTATAGCTAACACGCAATCGGCCAGCGTCCCATGATTTGACTCCATTCTCACGCATGGCTGATTTAAGTTGTTCCTTGTAACCTTTCTGCACTTCAGCGATATAACTCGCCTGTTCCTCTATATCAATAATAGTATTTACTAATTGCATAGGAATAAGCTGCTTCTCATCGGCTGGAACAGGAGCATTAGGTAAGAACTGTTCACCTTTAATCTCACACTCCAGTAATCTCTTAACCTCTGCATCCGGCTTACGCTCAATCTCGACTAATTCCGACTTATTTCCACGTAACCAAATGCCAAACAGTTTATCAACTTTAATTAGTGGATTTTGAAGTTCAAACAAATAGGCATAGATTGATAGCTGCCAACTCAAATACTCACGGTCAAGGCTTGCAGTAGTCTTGATGTCGCCAAGACTGATTTTTTCGTCCTTTTCCCAAACACAATCAATATTCGATGCAAAATATTCATTGTCTGAAACAGTGTACTCATTGGCAAAAGCCTTATATCCGGCATTTACTCTTTCCCTGATATAATTAATAGCTTCAATACTCTCGGGTGGTAATCCTGTAACATCAGCAAACTGGCATTGTCCATGAATACGACTGCCTTTTTCAGCAGCTTTTTTCAATATGTATTCTGGAATATCCCTATACTTATTGGGAAATAGTTGCCGGCTTATCATTCCGGTAATACCTTTCAGTTGCTTTTCACCAAGAAAATATGTGTGATTCTCTTCTGAGAAAACCACACTCGATTTAACCAACTCTATCATGATGCAGGATAAATTTTGCCCATTTCCATACAAGCATTTACAAACTCTTTATCATTTTGCATAGCCGGATTAGCATACCATACTTTTTCAAGTTCAGCTCTGCTTTTGACAGCAAGCATGTCAGCAATAGCCTTTTTCAGTTGGGCACCAGTATAAACTGGATTCTTCATACTAGCCGGTGTTTTTGCAGGCTGTTGTGCGTCTTCTTTATCGTGAGTGTTAGTTGCATCACTGTCTTTTGTATCATCAATGCAAAATAGACCGTTAAGAGCATACTTTCTTGCATAAGAAGATGAGGCTCCGGTAATTTGGCTGCCATCCATTCCCTTCTTTGTTTCCTCTTCTCTCGCAAAAGCAGTCACTATTTCTTTTTCCCCTTTTTCGTTGGTTAAAGTGGCAGTTGCTTTTACATAAATTCTATTGCCTACTGGCACCATCTCATCACTGAGAGTTAACGAACACTTTGTTTCAGTCAGAATAGGTTTCACTGACTCAAGAATATCCTCACAACTACGGTATTTGTAACTACCGAACTTATTAAATTGCCCTTTCGGGGCTTTCAGCTTTTGCTGAATGGTTACTAATTCTTTCATAATTCTGAATTAATGGTTTGACTTTTAGTTTATTACATCAGTAAAGGTAATCGTTATTGACAAGTTTAGCAAACAGAAACTTCGCCATTTTAACGCCATTTTCAGGTAGTTAAAAACTGCCTGTACGGTATTGTACAGGCAGAAAAATAAGAAAATGAATAATCCAATGTACCTTATGGAACGGCTACGCTTGAAGGGTGTACGGCTCCCTGATTTATACATAATGTAAATGCTAGTGGACGGAACCGGAGTCGAACCGGTCTCACGGAATATTGGTGCACCTCACCGCAGTTTCAACCAACGATATACATATCCGCCCGATTAATTAAAAAGGTGCACTATCCTCACAGACCATACACCCCAATCACAAACACAAAACAAAACTCATGAACTACTATAATTTAATTAGGATCAGAAGGGTGAATGGCGTGGGGATCGAACCCACATCACGCATATCTGCGTATGCTGCCAATTACACCAGCCATCCGTTTTAAGTGAACTATTCTCACGAACCATTCACCTAGAACACAAACACAAAATAAAACACGACATTAACTATTAAATAGCACTCTCACGAGCTTCTTGCTTCCGGATAGCCGTTCAAAGCACACCGGAATAGTATAGAACAATTAAAACTCAAATAACAGGGGCTTTAACCCTACAGCGTCCTTTTCGCTGGCAACATTAGTTAAACATAAAAAGAAAAATTCTCTGTGAAGGAACCCGGACTCGAACCGGGATGACAGATTACCTATGTATGACTTTCTTCAATCTACCTGCATACTTGCGTCTACCAATTCCGCCATTCCTTCAGGTCGTAGCCAGACGCTTCCGGCTACATTGATTGTATATATAATGCAAATATATTTTCCCCCTCACGGGTTACTTAACTCTGATTGAGTTGAGCCGGGAAACGGATTCGAACCGCTGACCTCATGTAGAAACATGCGCTCTAACCAACTGGGCTATCCCGGCAGATGCCCGGCGAACCGGGCTAAATAAACATGACAAATACTAAAATTAAGCAATGCAGACCTTCACAGGCTATCTTTATTTTGTTTCCTATCTTCGTAGTATCGAAAACAGATATAATTCACTGATACGACAGTCACCAATACAAAAGCAGCAATAAATTCTTTCTTGCTAACTTCAATGCTATCTATAAGATACAGTGTTGTCCATAAGGCAATGAACATCATGGCATACTGTATCACTTTAATCTTTTTCATTTCTTCCGTTTTTTAGATTTAACTTTCCTTCCCGCACATCGGCAATGAAGTAATACTTGAGCAGCATTACAATGCCACTTGCCGTTTTGGACATTAGTAGGCTTATCACTTTCGATCTTACCCGCTTCTATAAGATTCATCAATTTCTTTTCCCCACCCACATAATACGCAGACTTATCTTTTCCAAACGTTTCTGTAGAAAACAGACGGAGAATATTATCTAGCAATATTTCAGCCATTTCACCTCTGATCATCTCAACAAGCAAGGTAGTTACGCAATTCTAGTTACTATAAACTGCATATTTTTTACGTCTGACTTTGTTTTCCAAACCATTCCTTCAGCTTTTTCTTTATAAAGCCGAGCATTTAAAGTGTAAGTAACAGACGTTTTTTGAATGATAGGAAATACTTCTATTGCACCAACGTCCATGTTTCGCAAAACATTGATTATACTGCGTCTTTCTATTTCTTTTTCCATACTGATTAATTTTAAAATAAAAGTTCCCCCGAACCAATTCGATCGGCAGCATCACGCTTTATTCGGAGGATTTACTTAACTTTGGGACGTATAATCAAAAATTAAGTGAAGAAATTCATTCATTATCTCTCTTTTTATCTCGATTAAACCCGACTTTACAATCTGCATAATCCCAAAAAGCTTTCTGTATCATAGCAGGAAGCTTTTCGGCTACGATTTTAGCTGATTTTATCGGCATATTCTCTACACGTAATGAGAATGTGGCATCTTCCAAATTCTCATTCCTATCGTTTTTAATTGTTACTTGAATCATGTGATTATTAATTGATTAATAAATTTCCCCCGTTCCAAGATTATTCACTAATAAAAAAGGAACGGGGGATTTTCTTATTTTTGAAGTGTCAAATCAAAAAACAAGAAAATATGAATAATGAAGAAAAAGTAGTTTCATACTACAAAGAAACTTTAGAGAAAAAAATCGAATGGACTTTCAGACTCCAAAGCACTCTGTTGACTGTTGCATCCGCTACTTTTGCTGTACTTGTTTCTTTAAGCAATCTTTCAACCAACAACGCTTGCAGTCGAATTTTACTATTGGTGGTAATATGTTCAAACGCACTATCCATCCTTTTTTCGTGTATAACCATATACGAGAATCGAGCAATGAGCAACGTGATGATACGCAACGCTCAAAAACGGGTAGAAGAATATATCCTCTATAGCTTATACAATTCCAAAATGACCGTAACGCCAGCCGTACCACGCAATAAAATCTTCGCAATTTGTGAGTCAATTTCCTACATTTCATTTCTATTCTTTATTATTAGTTTAACAGCCTATGCAATTTATAAGATATACACGCAGTTGTAACGTCAATTAAACATTGAAGTGATGAACGGATTCGAACCGCCGACCTCATGTAGAAACATGCGCTCTAACCAACTAAGCTACATCACCTTTATATACATAAAGCAAATGCCACGATTTGCCGACAAACGTCTAACTGATTTAGTTTTACAACGATACGGCTTGACCATTAACCACAGCATTATATCGTTGGGAAGCCCGCCTACATCAGTAATCCCTTTCGGCACGTGTCGGCTTCCAAAACACCATTTTACCAAGATGTCAAAGAACTCTCCTCTGTTGTTCCCAGTCTCCCTTCAAGGGCAGGCTCAAAGACCGGACTGGGTGCCGGATAACCGGCGGTTTGGTTTGACTTTAGTGAGGGTTAGAGAATACTTTGGTTGTTCTTCAAAACTATATCCATTAAGTTTCTTTGCGATTCAATAAATTTCTTCAAATCATCACATTGGGAAACTTTCTCTCTATAAAATCCACGTTCTGATTCTAAATCTCGTTTGAGTTTTTCATTTTCACCTCTCAAAGAGTGGATCAACGCGTCTCGTTCTTCAATCACAGCTTCATATTTGTCTCGCTGTATTTCTAGTTCGGTTCTTTTATCCATTGTTGTATAATTTGATTAATCTCCGACGTAATGTGCACCGTAATGAGTACTATTTGGGTTGTAGTAAGCGGAAGCGGGAATATTAAGGTTATTATATTCCTTGCTAGGTGTAGCTTTGGCAGTCTTGCTCATAGCTTCATGTCTTTCAGCTAAAAATTTATCAGTTCTTGATTTCACTGCTTCCGGTGAGAAACTTTCTTGGAGTTTTGCGAAGCTCCATGCAGATTTTAAACACTCTGAAAATGTTTTTCCACCCTTCTTGTAATTGCGGTGTGCAGACTTCATTATTTGTGATAAATTGTAGCTCATAATCGTTATTTTTTAATTGGTTTTATCAATCAATTTTTGTATGTTTGTATGATTGATTGATTTATGATGCAAATATATCCTCAAATGTGGATATATAAAAATTTAAAACCTACTTTATATCCTCATTTGTGGATATTTAACTTTTGATTGATTATGATAAACAGAATTAAAGAAGTAATAACCTATTCAGGGCTATCAGAGAGGGGATTTGCTATTAAGTGTGGATTAAAGCCCACAACTATTAATAATCAACTGATAGGAAAAAGAGAAATTAGCCTTGCAACAATAATAGCAATTTCATCCTCATTTGAGGAAATTTCCGCAGAATGGTTGTTAAGAGGAACTGGTTCCATGCTCATTCAAAAAGAAGAAACAGAACCAGGAATGGACAAATTGAAAAGTATTGTATATACCATAGCCAATTTGCAGGATGAAATCAATGAGAAGACAATGCTTACCCAACGGCTTTTGGAAGAAAACCAAAAATTAAAGGGTGAACTGGCTATGTTGAAGAATGAACGAAATATAGGATAAATATATATGTATGAAAAAGACTTTTTTTATACTACCCCTTTTATTAGTACTGATATTTAGCTCATGTTCTGATGACAGTATTAACTTAGCAGGAACAACATGGACTTCTACAAAAGATTGGTATGGCAAAACTCGATTGTCGTTTGAAGAAGGAACTCCTTATTTAAGACCTTTCTTTGCTATATCTTTTGGTTTAAAATCTTTCACAATATATAATGTTGCAGATGATAATGAGGATTTAGAATATGAATGGAAAGAAACGGTATCAGGTAAATACTCTATAAATAACAATATAGTGAATCTAATAGTAGAAAAAGACAACTTAACAATTCCCTGCGAAATAGAAAAAGATATAATGTATTACAGTGATACTAGAATGAAACTATATAAACAATAGAATAAATATTTTTTTCAATTATGCGCTCAATTAGAACTGTACCCCCAAAAGATGAAAGAGAATATCCTTTAGTTATAACAGCTGAAGAAAAGGATAAAGTATTAAATTATATTTTGGTTGTAGCAAACGGGAAAAGAACAGCTAAACTAAATTATAAAGATATACCAGACCTTAGGATCAGTAAAGAACAATATGAAATAGTTTTAGAGGAGTTCAAAAATAGGAGATTTATTGACTATAAAGGATATGGTATTGAATATCTTACGTTGAATTTTGAAATATTCAATTTTGCAGAAAAAGGGGGATTCACTGTTGAAAGAGACTTATATATATTAAGTTTTGATACATTTCAAATGCAGCTAGAACGATTAGAAAAGGAGTTAAGCCCTGATACAGCAGCGAAAGTTGATGATGTTGTCGGAAAAGCCAAAAATATAACTGAACTACTGATAGGGCTCTCTGCTCTAGCTGAAAAAATGAATCTCTAAGATTTATTATCAGGATCAGTTAATAGGAACTCCAATATAGAAGCTGCACGAAGCAGTCTTGAAGCATATAGAGTTGCATCTGCATCCGGGTTGTATTGATAACGCCTAGTCTGAAACTTTTTAAAAGTAACAAAGCCACTAGACATATCATTAGCAAGTGTTTTCAAGCTTGATATAGTTTCTTTTACATTTTGGTCATAAGACATTTTTATACGCATACGAGCGGAATCATCCACTTTTGCACAACACTGGGGATAAAAGGCTGTCGCATTATCTTCTTTAGAAGATTGTTTTTTACTTATCCTTCTTAGGACATTTTTTAATAACGATTTCATAAACGCACTATTTTAGTTTGACAATGCGCAAATATAATATTTAAAGTAATATAAAATATGAAATATAGAAATCTTGATAGTACATAAAACATCAAATGGTCGAATTATGGTCGAACCATAAAAAAAAGCAGGACTATATAATTGATATACAGAATATACAACTAGATTTCCAAAAATGTGTCTAGTTTAGTTTTTGTGTTGATAGCTCCCTCGTCGGCGGACGAACTAGGGAGCTATTTTTATATATTACAGGAATATTATTGCACAAAATATACATATTTTCCATAACTTTGCAGCGATAAAGTCTCACACAAATGGAATATAGCGTAGAAGAACTAAAAAATGCATTAATTGAGAGATGCGAAAAAGAGGGTATTCTATATGCAACGGTGGCAATGGATAGACGTACCAAAGAGATGATTCTTCCTGATACTTTAGAAGGAGCCCTGAAACATCCGGAATACTTTGTATGTACCTGCAGGAGAGTGAAAGATCAATATATAGTGGAGGAGATTACCAAAGTGTAA